TCATATAACAACTCGATTGGCGATCCAACCATAGAAAAACTGTTCCTGGCTAGGATTGCGTTCACAGATTTCAATGTAACGTTGCCCTTGCATGATATTAAGAACACGCACCAGGACTTTTTCGCCGTCTTTTCCACGCTTGGCCAGATAAGTTTTGAGTGCATTAAGAGTTGCTGGACCATAAATTCCGTCAACTGTTAAATCTGGCCAACCTGCTTTACCTTGGTTATTCAGCAAATTTAAAGCACGCTGTAAGAGTGGTTTTGCAAATCCGGTACCGCAATTTACCCCAGTATCTAAAAGCTCTTCAGCAACTAACGAGCTAATTACATTCACTTGATCAAATCGCGGATCTGTCCAATACTGCTTTTTATAAATGGCTTTGGCCACATCAAGCGGTAAATCTTTCATGTTGCCCTTAAAGCCGTTAGTACGTGCTACTGCTTCAGTAATACCGTACTTTGTTTCACCGCCTCGATCTGCTGGGTTGTTTACGTACCCGCCCTCACGCTTAATTAACTCGTCCAGATATTGTTCAATGTTCATTTCGGTTTCCTTCAGATGTAAAAAACCGCCCGAAGGCGGCATTAGCTGTTTTCAATGTCTTTTCTGGCTTTCTTAAACTCTTTGATCACTTCAACGATCGTTTTACCTTCCTGTTTATCTATAAAATTAAAAATCCAACGGACTAAAGCCCAACCGGGTAAACCACAAACAAAGAAGAACCCACCTAGAGCAATCATCCCCCATACATCAGTAACCCATTCATGAAGTCCCCACTTCACAATAATGAATGAGCCGCCAGCCAAACTTGATACAACCGTACAGATCAAACCAACTGCCCACTCTTGTGGTGAGCGTGGCATACGAGTCATTAATACAACTGCTGCAACCAAACCGACTGCTAAAGTCACCATGATTGCAATCCCATATAATTTTAAAAGTGCTGTAAAACCGCTAGTGGAAACTGGTTCCATTAATTTCTCCAGAAAATTTAGGTAATAAAAAAGCACCCGAATTGGGTGCTCAAAGTTCTTATAAGGTTTAAAGGGTTTGTAAGATTTTCCCTCCATTAATCAATTGAGTTGTCAGTGGTGCAACTCCCACAATTGCAGGTCCACCTGGCCCCGGCTGACCTTCAGTTGTGCCATGGTATTTCCAGTTCCATGTTCCATCATTAGTAGACTTGGTACCACGTTCGCCCCAGTTTCCGCCATCACCTGATAATGGGGATCCATAACGGTCATTTTGGGTTCGGTAGCCTTTTCCGGGTACCGAAGCTTCGGCATCAGTAATTTTTAAGACATTGAAGTAACTTCCAAAATACCAGCGCCAATCTTGTGAGTCGCTTGAAATTGGCTGGCCTGTCATGACCCGTCCAAATGGTGCACCAGCTCCACCCGGAATACCTTGAACACCATAAGACAACCCAGTGTAAATACCGCTTGGTGTTGCTCCACCACCAGATCCACCTCGAGCTAGAGTGCCGCCATCAATAATCAGGTTTAGTTTGCTGTGCCGGTTCAATAAACCGGGTGCTCCCTGAAAACCGTCACGGCGGGTTTTAGTAAAGTTATAATCCGGATCGGTAGACCATGCACCAAATGCCAAATGTGGCAACCCGCCATCTCCACCACGTCCAACAACAGCACCTTTAATAGTCAAATTTACCACGAGATCAGGTGGGAACTCACCAGTATCAATAGCAGGTAATTCTGATGCAGCTGGAACGATATACTCTCGTTTTGCAGGACTAGAGTTATAGTCGAATTTATAGACAAATCTGGTTTCCGGTCGATAAGAACTTGAACTTGAAACTAGTGCACCTGCTTCAACTACAAAACTGATTTCTCCAGTCGTTGGCAAATCCCCTCTTTGCATCTGATATAAACGTGCCAGATTAATATCCAGCTGGTCATATCGAATGTAAATCGGTGAATCATCAACCGGCACATCAATAAAGTCCTTGTCATTGAGGTAATAACGTTCATCGTAATTAATTGCAGTAATGGTATTAGAGAACTGGTCAGCCGGTTCTCTTTTTGCAACCAGATAAGGCAGTGAGCCTTTGGTATCGTCATTAACTACGGTGTAGATAGTATTCACAAAGTCATCGGGACTAAGCTTTAAGGCCCGTTCGGTAAACGCCCTAAAACTACTTTGTTCTTGGCTGAACCCGGCGTAACGGGAATCAGGTCCACGGTACCATCCCCCATTTGCAAATAAATCACATAACTCTTGCCTGCAATGAAATCGACATCATGGCTTAGGGTGAGAATTAAACCTTCTTGCTGTACCACCTCACCGCTTTGATGAATACCATTGCGATAATCAGCTACAGCGATCCGGTCACGTAAAACCAGTAATTCTGACTCAGGTGCCGCATCAAAGGTAATGGATTTGCGCTGGAAGCGAAGCTTGTTCCAAAGCCGGTACGCATTAAAATGAGCTTGCCACTTGTTACGCACACCTACAGATTTCACCTCTTTGGGGTTCTTGGCCCCTTTATCCGGTAGATAGATATTGATACGACTATCGTCGGCCGATCCGTGTATTCATAGATCAGTCCATCGTAGTCATCCATCACGCCAAAGGTAAGATCATGCTTGTAACTATCAGGAATAATATTCCTGAAGTTAAATAGCATTACCGAGTTATCAGTTGGACGTTCAAAATAAAGCTTGAGCTTATTATTTTGACGATATGCAGTACAAAACACGGCATCACAAAGATTGGTGACCAGCTCTTCAAAAGACAGGTTTGTATCATCAATCGTAGTACAGAACTCAGCCGCAAGTGGTGTACCAAAATAATCAACTACATCGTTATAAGTCCGATAGATATTTTCCAGATCTATTTCGTCGATCGTACGGCGGCCTATCTTGTCATCCAGTGCCATTGAAACCAATGCATCAGCAAAGCTTGATGTTGAAATAGCTCTGTCGTCATTGCGCCGTTTTTAAAAGTCGGTAACATCCGCTGAAGATCAAAATTGATCTTGCGGGACTTAACAGATAAAGCTCCAGTGGTTGCATAAGTGCGCGCACGAAAAACCGTTTCATGTTCATACACTGTGCTTTGCAAAGGATAAGCACCATAAAGCGCCTGCCACTTTACTTCATCTACTACCGTTGTAACCGCCGGTGTTGGTGTTAAACGACGTGCACGGACACTACAGCGACCTTGAAATGTCACCATATCCAGCGTTGCGCCAACGGTTTGACGCGACTTTGCCGAACCTTTCAAAATGATCTGCTTCAGCATCGGATTACCAATCGCTGCACCAGATTCATTTACCGGTGTTACTTCAACTTCAATCGTGACGTTAACAGCGGCCTGATTCCCACCTGAAGAAACGGTATAAAGTCCATTGTGTGGCCACAAAATTACACAGCACCCGGCTACGTTCAACATTGTCCAGAATGAATGGACCAATCCATTTTTCACCTATTGAACTGATCTTTGGTGACAAAGCTGCAGTTTGTTGGTTATTTAACTCTTTAAGCTTTAACCAGTTAGCATTAACGGCCGCCGGATTTGATAACGTCATTCGATCATCTGCTACCGATAGAACGCTGTAAGTGCCGTTTAAATCATAAGTCTGGCCGTTAAACGTGAATGAGGCATTGGTGATTTCTACGCGGTCATTACTTACAAACTTAGTGGTTAAATCCGTATTGTTTGCAGATGCCCGAAGGATCTCGTTTGGATATGCAAAATGAAGGTAGTTCGTACCTTCTAAAGACTGTGTATCTGCTGGACGGAGAACTTGGCCATTAACAGAAGTTTGATGCTGAACCGTTAGTGGCGGCGTGGTAATTTCGGTACCAAGCGAAAAATATGGCTCACCTGAAACAATATCTACACCTGGTCGAAAGACTTCTACCGATGCGCCGGCAATATCAACAATGTTGGTTTCACCATCATATGCACCGTTAATTTTATAGTGACCACGACCAATACAACCAACAACATGCTCTACTTCGACATTGTTTTCATATACCTTGTAAGGCACAGTAATCAGATCAGGGGTATCGTGAGCGGCACCATAAATATCTGCGATACGACCATTTACGCGAGTTTTATTTTCACGGTTTGATAATTCGTTATTTGCAGACGAGGATTGATTGTTATTCTGGTTGGTTTGGGTAATTGAGGGCACAGGCATTAATAATGCAACAGCCACACCCATAACTATAGAAGCAACCGCTATCCAAGCTAGAGTTATGGGGTCTATACCCTTGGGATTCTCAATTACAATGAAAGTGCCTGGCAAGAAATCGAGCTGCTTTAATTCATATGCATTCTTCGGTGTGACTTCATTCGCAAATGAAATTTCGGCATGATCCATATTACTTGTTGTATGGAAAATACGGACATGTTCAGGCATATAATCATATTTTGAAGTAAGCCATTGACCCAAAGTTTCGGCGTGTTCAATTGTTTTGTCTTCGGATAAAGGGTCTTGTTTATAAATAATCTTAATCATAGAAACTCACACGATTAAATCCAAATGCTTGAACGACTTGAATTGGCATCCATGAAACGCCTGATTCCTGCAAATGCAAAATACGCCCCAAACGAAAAAGCCCCACATGTGGGGCTTGTTTCGGTATCTCGAGTGAAAGGCGACTATGCAGCCTTCCTTGGGCATGGGCAGTGGATTTAAAAGTTTTAACCTTGATGGTAGAAATACCTTTTCTTTAATAGGCTTCATAAAAAATTCAAGTGCTTCCGCCCGGTCTATTCCATATAGATCCAATGCAGCTTCATGAGCAAAATGAACACAGTTGTAGTTTTCCTCGTCATATTGTCTATCAAGCAAATGATCATGACTTTTCATATAGCCCCCTTGAGACCAGTAAAGCGGTCTAGTGCAAAGATATCTCCAGTTAGCGGTATTTAATCGTGGAGATTCAGCTTTGAACGTCACAGCTTTATGGTTCATTGAAACACCGGCGAGTTGTAAGCCAAGCAGATAATGCATCGGTGTATTTAAATTATCTGAACTATAAAGCCGATAATTAACTGTTGGTTTTACATCCGGAAATTGACCTTCTATTACCCGTTCAAACTCATCCGGCAAAATGTCACCAAGTCCAGAAATTGAAACGGTCAAAGTTTGGTCCAAATCACCGAGCATTCCGGATCTTTGAATAGATGCTGGCAAAAATTCATAATAGACCTGACCGGATCCTTCCTTATGTTGTACATACACCCCACGATCATCATTACGAACTATTCGGTATATGTTCATAAAGGAAGGATGAGAAAGCTCAATACATTCCAGTTGATAAACATCGACTTTACGATTGAAAAAGAACTTGGCGTATTCGTTATCCATTAGACCTCCCAATCCTTAATCAAAGCTATATCGGCCGTAAGGTTAGGCTGGTTTTGAACAACTTCGAGCTGTGCATTTACCCGGTAAAGGTTGCCATTCACTTCATTGGTCTTGAACGAGTTCGGAATGAAATTGCATTGGTATTGCTGACGTGTTCCTTGGTCTATGACCAAATCCGCATAGAATGAAGCTGGCTTATTCTGATAGATCCGCCAGAAAGCCATCATTTTATTGAAATCGGTTTTACTTAAATTCCAGTTCACATCGACAATATGACTATTACGTTTTACATCGATGTAATAGCGACCACGTCCGCCATCCATCTGCTGACGTTTCACATCATCACCTGGTGTTACGCCATAGCCGCTGGTCTGAGGATTTAGCTTTAACTTGTACATAACTTTCCTTCAGGTAATAAAAAACCGACCTCATAATGGGTCGGTATAAAAGTATCTTTAACAACTAAAGTCTTGATATTTCTTCAGATATCTGACTAGATTCATGTAAAATATAGTTTATTAATTGATTTGAAATCGTTAGATGAAGATGATAGTCAGCTGTTGTTCTAAACCTCTTTAATTTTTGTATTCGATTTTTGATTTCCGCAGCTCTTTTCTGAATCATTTCAGACGTTGAACCCGCAGGGTACCCACTAAGTCTGCTATAGACTTTTTCATGAGCTCCACATTTTGTCTTTGTTACTGGCCATAATAGTCGTTGTTCTAAATGATGTCGGACTTCATAAAAAGCATGGTAATAAGCACGCCCTATAATATTCCTTTTGTGACATTCATCATATTTTGTAGAATTACCTAACAGCTCATAACAGTAATTTAGTGTATCTGTAGTAGCCATTTTTCAATCCACGCCCACTTCATAAGGAATAATAAAATATGAAAGTTTATTCAGTTCATCAATTAAACCCTCATCATAGCATTTACTAAATATTTCTGAATTCATAGCGTCAATCTCATCAAAACTTCTATCGACATAAAGCAATATTAAAAATTCATCATCAATAAAACTATATTCATATTTTCGACACCGAACATTCCTTGAGTTAAAACATTTAAAAAGAATTGAACCGATATGTTTCAAGACTCTAGAATCAATTTCTAGTTTATTTTTAATTTCAAAAAACTGAATAAATTCATTAAAGTCTTCCTTTTTAAATCTTTTATAATAATTTAAATCATCATTTAAAATTCCATCTAGAAAATAAGTTATAGGTTTGAAGTCAATAGGAATAAAACTTTCTAAGGGTAAATTTTGTTTACTACACAAACTTATAATTTTATCAATATTTTCATTAGCACTAGAAAAATCTACTGAGCTAAGAAAAACAAAATAAAGATTCGATAAAATTGATACACTATTGCTAATTTTCAGTACTTCTCGAGCGTATTGATGCGCAAGAATAGGATTATCAAAATACATTTCAATAATACTGTTGCTTAATAAAAACCAATCTAGTGGCTCAGTTTCTTTAATATCATTAAGCAACCGTTTGCATCTAAAATACTGAAATTCACTTATCGATCCAGTAAGAACAGCAGAGTTAATAATATCGGTTACTTCTGATGACTTAGTTTTAGGAACTGGAGGAAGCATAAGAATATTCACCAATTTTTTGAAATTTTGTCCTAATTTATTTAAAAAAGCTACCTCTAAAGGTAGCTTTTAAATTAACGATTCCGTCTTGCTGTCGTATTCTCAGTCAAAGACCGACTAATAGTTGAGTTTGGATTACCGATTTGATCACTAACAAGTTTCGGTACCTTTCTTGGAAGCTGCTTATCCAGTTCATCTGTAACAATGATCCGGACTGTTTGCTCATCCAGTTGTTCAGCTTCAACTGTCGCTCCACTCACCTGATTAATCACTTCAATTTTGAAATTGATTGTCGGTGTAGAAGGTTCAATTGAAGGCATAATCTCAGCTTGAGGTCGAGAAGCTTGACTTATCGTGAAGTCTTGAACATCCTCAAGATTTGATCGATCCTGAACTAAACCATTGGATGAGAAGTAGACCTTGCCATCGTGGTATAGATCAGAAGTTGCTGAAGTAGGCACGTTGCCATTGCCCTTATAAATAATCTGATCATCTTGAACAGATTTATTAAAGATGTTCGAGATTTCTTTGCTCTGGTTAAAAATCCTAGAGCTCTGATTGGCCCGATTCAAGATACTCTCAAAAGTGGTATGGTTTTGAGCATAGTTAGAAACAAATGATTCTGGACTTGTCGCCCTTCTCATCTGTTCAACTTTATCAACACCACCCCATTTTTTAATATCATCTTGGGACCAAACAATTTCGCCTTTATGCACGGCACCAGCAATCTCATATTTCTTACCTTTGCCTGTATATCCTCCATCTGCAAAACCATTGTCTTTGAAGATAGAAACTTCTTTCAGCAATTCTTTCTCAGCATTCTGCACGGTACTGTTTGAAACATTACTATTTAGAACTTTTGAGTTAGAGAGACTAGAAATGATCGACTTGCTAGCATTAAAGGATTTACTACTTTGAATCGATTTATCTAGAACTTCGCTAAAGCTGGTGTTGTTCCCAGCATACTGGTTAGTAATGCTTTGAACATCTTCCGATCTTGACGCCGCGTCTTTACTTGGCTTGAAAGCATTAACGATAATCTGATTCTCTCGAGTAGGCTGATTAAATATATTCGAGATATTTTGATTATCATTAAAAGCTTTAGAGCTTAGGAATGAACGATTAAAGACATTTTCTGCTGAAGTGTTGTTAATAGCATGATTATTGATAAATGCTTCAGGGTTTGCACTCTTACGCATATTTTCAACTAACCCAACGCCACCCCAACGGCGAATATCTTCTTGGGACCAGACCACCTCTCCTTTGTGGACAATACCTGCAGGTTCATATTTTCCACCAGATCCAGTGTAACCACCGTCAGCAAAGCCTTGATCTTTGATTGCACGGATGTTTGCAATAATGCTAGCGCCTTGAGCAACTGCTCCAGCAATTAAAGGCAAGTTATAAGGAAAACCAGCTTTTGAAGCTGCTGCAATATTTTGTTGAATGGCAATACCTGCAGCTGCAATCGCATATGCTTTATCTGCAGCGAACATAATCTTATATGCTTTCGATTGCTCACCAAACATTGAACCAAACATCGATGTGAGTGAACCCATCATGTTCCCACCAAAAGCAATTATGGTATTCAGACGGTCTTGATGATACTTATCTTCAATATCCTGAGCATTCTTTGCATATTCAGCAGCAATCTGATTACGTTGATCTTGAGCAGTTTGAATGATAGCTGTTTTCTGATTTTCGTAATCCTGCTGACTTATAAGCTGTTGCTCAAATTGTGCATTTAAAGCCTCAATAGCATTTTGTTCATTTAAATTAACCACACCTTGCTGACTATCAAGTAGATTTGTCGCGGCACTTAGGCGGCTAGATCGTTCTTGATCTAGTCTATAGAACTCACCACTGCCATTCATATCAGCTTGAATACCACCCCATGCTTGACCAGCTTTTGCTGCACGATCAAATGCTTCCAATCTTTCCTGATCACGTGATAATGCCAGTCGCTTACGTTTTTCCTCCTCGTCTTTTACCGTCTTGGCAATTTCTTCTCGCTCCAATCGGTAGCGTTCTTGCATTGCCTCAGTTTCTGAAAGCAAGAATAATTTAGCTTGAAACAAACGTTGCTCTTGAGCAAGTTTCAGTAATCCTAACTCTTGCTGTTTTTGCAATTTCAGGCCATCTAAAGCAACCTTTCTTTGATCTTCAGAGAGTTTACCCTCAGCAACTAATCGCAAAGAATTGGTTTCATATGTGTAATCAAGCTTTTGTTCTTCAGTCCACTTATAACCATTTACTTCAAAATCAAATTGTTTTTGAGCTAATTTATCTTCAGCATCAAAGCGCTCCTTAATTTTAGGAACTAATTCTAATTGGCCTAAAATTGTAGCCTTATTGATTTCCTCCTCACGTTTTTTGCTTCTAGCAATTGTTTCTGAGTCATATGTTGTCTGTAGCTGCTTAACTTCCTCAAGAGTTTTAGCACGTGCCTTATATGCTTCATCTTCGAACTTCGAGATAGTCTTAATTGAATTCAAAGCACTTTCTGGATTTGCACCAAGAATATCGCTAATTTGCTTAAAGTAGGAATCTTGTTTTGCTAGATGCTTTGAAGCCTTATCTTTTCCTAACTTCTTGCCATCATAGTCCCAACCAATAAAGTTTTTGGCAACAATTTTCTCTAAACTTCGATAGTCTAAATCATCATTAAGAAGAGCGGTTTTAGATTTGCTATAACTTTTATCGGTCATCGCCTCTTGCACTGCATGCCTAGCCATTGCATCTAATGCATCTTGAGTTTGCTGGATTTTCCCGTTTTTATCCAAGACTCCTTGTCCCTGTAAAGACTGCATTAATTTAGTTGAGCGACTTTTCTGCCAAGATAAAAATCCTGTGTTGGTATAACCATTATTTGCATCTTTATGACTACCAAACATCGCTTCATTTCTAAAATCAGTCTCTCGCCCAACTTGAGCTGTCATTACACGTGCTTGTTTGTCACCTAACCCTGCATTTCGAAATGCCTGATACACTCGTAGCATATTTCGTAATTTTTCATCATTTCCAGCTAATAAGACTCCCTGTTTTTTTAATGCCTTGTTTTGCTCACGTATAGAATCAGTTCTTGCATCCGTGATGGCTTTGATTGATTCTTCTGCTTTCCAAGTATCCACTAATGACTTCAATGCTTCTTGGTCTGCTGCCTTAAGACCCTTAGCTAATGAATCTTTATAAAGCTTCAGTAAATCATTAGCCTGAGACTCAGAAAAACCTTTTTTCATTACTATCTCGACAAATTGCGTATCCCACAATTTATCTGCATACAATTTCTGTAAGGACTTTTGAGCCTCATCTGCAGCCTGTTTTGTATTCTTGATAGCATCAGCATGCTTCTGTTGCTCAATTGCTGCATTTTGGGCTTTATTACCCGTTAAGGTAACTTCAATACCAAACAATTTAATGGCTGTTTTTGTCTTATCAGCCTTTTCATAAGCTTCATTATATTTGTCGATTTGCTCCTTTAGTGCATCTCTTAGGCTTGGGGGTAACTTCTGTTTAGCAAGTTGCTCCATGGCCTCCTTGTAGCTAATTGTGCCCAATCGAGCTTCATTAGAAATCCTTGTAAGTTCAACATTACCTTTACCGAAGTTTTGAATATCAATTAAAGCTGAACCAACAGCCATTTCTGTTTTTTTCAACTCCTCATTTTGAGCTTTAAAGGCCGTTGTTAAGTCATTAATAGCTTTGGTTTTTGCCTCACCTTTTAAGCCTTTTAATTCTTCAGCTGTACGGTTAGCCACTTCGGCTTGTTCAGCGAGAGTTCTATTCGCTTCTTCTGCCTTACCTTTAAAATAAGTATATGTTGCTGCTAGAGCGGATACACCTAAGGTAATTGCTCCAATTGGACCACCGATCAGTCCTAATGCTCGGCTACCAATACTACCAACTAAAGAGGAAGCTGCTGAGAGCCGTGTTTGTGCAGCAGTTTGTGCATTTGTAGCAGCAGTTACTGCGGCTTGTGCCTGTGCATACCGAGTCGCCGCTGCAGTAGCACCGAATTTAGCTTGGGTTTCTGCATTTGTAGCTCGTACATTTGCTAGATGAGCTTTAGCTGCATTCAAAGTAGCGGTAGCTTCTGCATATTCTGCTTGAGCGTTTAATACCGATGCTTGACGGCTTGCTAAAGTTGACGCCATTCCCTCTTTAACCGCTGCGCTCTTCATCAAAATTGCACGAGTGATATATCCAATACCAACTACTAAAGCCCCATCCGCAATTAAATCTAAATTACTTGCAAGAGTTTGAACGGATCCAGCTAATACCTGTGCTGCACCACTACCTTTACCTGCCTCACCAACAAACTTAATGATTTCGTTATTTAAAAGCGTGAGTGATTGTCCAATTGTTATATCAGTTTTAGCAAAAAGCGCATCAACATCAGATTCTACATTTCTAAGTGCTTTCACGATTTCCTGTGAAGTGATTTTTCCTTCAGCAGCCACTGAACGTAATTCACCTACAGTAATACCCATACCTTTAGCAATAGCCTTAGCTAGAGCTGGTGTTTGTTCCATAACTGAGTTGAGTTCTTCACCACGTAATGTGCCGCTTGCTAAAGCCTGCCCAAATTGGACTAAAGCTGCATCAGCAGCTTCTGCGCTTGCACCACTGATTGCAACTGCTTTTGATACTGTTTCAGTTAGTCGAGCAGTATCATCCATAGTGAGATTTAAGGTTTCGGCATTATCACTAAAGCGTTGGTAAACCTGTAAAACTGAATCCCAAGCTGAATAGGTTTTTTGAGCAATTCGGAAAGTGTCTTCCGTAGCCTTGTTTAACTCAGCTTGATTATTAGTGACCAACTTAAGGCGATTTTGTAATCCAGTATATGTATCCATCTTTGAAATGGCTGAACCTACTGTTAATAAACCAGCCATGTGTCCAGCTAAAGCTCTGGTGGCTACAGATAAGCTGTCCATAGACTTAGATGCAAATTCACCTTTACGCTCAATGCTATTGAGCTCATTGCCTAGATTACGCGCATTTCGTTCAGCATTTTGCGAATCGATAACAATGACCAAACGGGATTCTTGTGCCATATCACTTTTCTCCAGGCAATAAAAAAACCCGCTTTCGCGGGTTTCATTCAATTAGGGGGGAAGCTAGATTTTACTTAGCAGTATTCACTTGATCCTTAAATCGCTTTAATGCGTGATAAGCCTTGCTATCTTTTGTACCATCAATAATCGGGTTTTCAATTAAGCCTTTGCTTGTATTCACACGAATCCAAGCTCTTTTTGAATTAATAATTTTATCGACTACAGATAAATCGGTAACGAATACTTTGCTTGACTCTAATAAAGTGCCAGTTGAAAAATCCGTTAAAGTGTTTTCTCTTAATTTAATTATTTCACCATCTATATTTAAATCGACTGAGTTTATAGAAACAATTGTATTTATAACTGAAATCTTTAAGCCAACAAGATTGGGGTTATTACTTGACCAAATTGCACCAATTAATGGACAGGCCATTTGATCGCAAGCAACACTATGACCATCAATAGAAACTCTTTTTGAACCATCAAAACCACTTGTGGAAACGTTTGGTGCTAACCCTGAAGTTGTAGCGCATCCAACTAATCCAAAACTCAATAAACCAGCAGCTAATATTTTTTTCATGAATTCACCGTTTGTTATAAAGTGTACTAACTTTAACAAATAGGTTAATAAATGTCATATGAGTGACTAAATTTTGCATAAAAATTTTAGCAAAATTAATAATTAAAATTTAACTGTAAAAATCAACCACAATGAATGGACCAGGCTTTTTTATAAAAGCTAATCACAGCCTCATAATCTCTTAAAAGAGTTTCCTTTGAATACACATTTGGTGAAAACTTGAGTAATGCTGGCATGTATTGCTTTTTATAGACTTCCGGATATGTCTTACACAATATCTCTCGCTTCTCATCAATTGGTACATCATGATTATTTAATGCATCAAGCATCTTACCTATTTCCTGATTTGAAGTTATTTGCTCTTCAACTGAAGGAGGAAGTGGCTTAATTTCATCTTGTTTAGAACAGCTAACTAATAAAACCAAAGAAATAGTTACCCCTAATGTATACAAAAGTTTTGCTAACATATTAATTTTAAGTATAAGCCATTGTTAATATAGTATATTTCTTATAAATAAAATTCATTATCTCTTTTCTAGATTCTGTCATTAATTTGCTATTGCGAATATATTTTCATATCTGTATACTGATACTACACACTACACGGATAGAGATGAGTAATTGATTAAGAGTTTCAAGCATAAGGGGTTGCAAGCTTTCTTTGAAGAAGGCTCAACTGCTGGTATCCAAGCTGCTCACTCTAAGAAATTACGTTTACTTTTAGCTTCATTGAATGCTGCCACCTCAGTTTATGACTTGAGGACACCACCAAATTGGCGCTTACATGAATTAAAAGGCAATCTTGAAGGTCATTGGTCTTTAACTGTAAACGGAAATTGGCGTGTAACGTTTAAATTTGAAGATGGCGATGCATACATCGTGGATTATCAAGATTATCACTAAATTGTCTTTAAGCGCAGGAGTGCTTTACTATGAAAGTTATGTTTAATGCACCACACCCTGGCGAAATTCTTCAAGAGTATCTAGAGGGCATTTCAGTTACTAGCGCAGCACGAGCATTGGGCGTTACTCGTGCAAACTTATCTCGCATCCTCAATGGCCATACTGGTATATCAGCTGATATGGCGCTTCGTCTTTCTGAAGCCCTTAGCACCTCACCAGAATTCTGGTTAAACTTGCAAGTACAGTATGATCTTTGGATTGCCAGCCAAAATAAGCGGCCAACGATTCAGCATTTAGCGCCAGCAATGGCATAAAAGATAAAGGAGCAAATTAAATGCTCCTTTTTACCTACCCTTCTAGTTTCTAGATTGCATTTTCTTATGCGCCTCGTCCAAAAACAAGTTATCCAAAGCAAAAATACAGTCATTAAAAATATGAGCAGCAACAGGCAAATCATTATGCTCAGCATATACATTGATTGCCTGCTGGTCTAATGATAACGGGATGCTCTGCTCGTACCGTCTGGATCTGCATATAGTGCTAAATGCCGAAAGAATGGATTCAGCCGCGTACGAATATTCTGGTGGATCCGGAATGTGGCCACCTAAGAATTTGATTTGTTCGATTTCATGCGCCGTTTTCGATGCATACGCTTTTTGGTATTTGTAGAGCTCGATGACTTTCCCAGAATTAAAGCCTTGTCCTTGTCGGCTTCTTCCTGAATCTTCTGTGCCTGTTCTTTGATGAATAACCAGATTGAAATACCAATGTCACCTTGATTGAGAAGTTTTGAGGCATTCTCAGGTGTATAAGGTTTTTCGGACTCGACAGTTTTACCTTCCACCACTTCAGCAAACACCACACCCTTCCAATCTTCAATCAGGTGAGCAGCACATGCATCTAATAATAGTTCATGATATAGCTTAGCGTTTTCATCTTTTACCATCACATCATAGCCTTTGGATGTGATTTGGTTTCCTGCCTTCTCTAGTGCAACTTGAAAGGGCTTATAACCAATTCCCCGGATTTTAAACTCTGCCTGCCCACCTTCAGTTTCAAATGTGCACCATTGGGCAACATCCGAGCTTTTAATAATTCCGACTTTTAAAGCCATAGCAACCTCTGAAATTTTTGAAATAAAAAAGCCCATGGGATTCCATAGGCTTTGTTACTGATTAAGCTGATTACACAAGAGCACGTACAATCGTTGGAGCTGTACGAACTTGAGCAAAGTTGATGTCTACAGTAATGATGTCATCACCACCACCATCCGGGTGATTGGCTTCCATCACTTCTAATTGAGGGAAATTAAACGAGTATTTACTGCCTTTGCTGTCTTTAATATCAAAGGTCAGAGTAAACACATCTCGGGTTTTAATGGCATCGATCCATCCTGCTGCAGTAGAAGAGAACATGAATGAAGCATTTGCTTCGATATCCATCATCTTTTCAATGTAGAACTCTGGTGTGTATTTGCCTGAGCCGATACAACGGATTGCTTCAAGGTTGTTATTAATTGAAAGCGTAAGCGATTGCATGCACGCTTTACCTTGAATTGATTGACCATTAATAAGCAAGTTTTCCACGTTTGGCATACTGACCAATGGACGGGTTGAAGCCGCTATAGGATTAGTGACAGGATTGACTTGCTGACGGGTAAATGAGCTACCAACAAGTCCAAAGTTACCTGTGATTTTCCCAGTTGTTTGAATGGTGATTTCACCGGTATTTACCTGCACACCACGGTAGATAAACACCTGCCCAATATCTTCAAAAACTTTAACCAGCGTTAATGACTTACGTACGGTACCACCAATGGTTAAGCTGTTTGCTGCCCAGTTATTGAAAGCTAAAACACTTAAGAATAAATCAAAGGTACCAAGTGACAATTCAAACTCTAACTGACCAGCTACTTCAGCTTCTGTGACCACACCGCCTTGACGGTAGCGTGAATCCACCACTTCACTGCTTTCTTCAGTAGAGACATTTTCAGATAGGCCATCGGTTACACGGCGAACAGTGTACCAAACTGGATTTGCCGGGGTTATTCCTAAAACTGCTTCTTCACAAGCATATAATCGAATTTTTGCGCCTGAACTCATTTATAATTCTCCAAAATTTAGGCATAAAAAAACCCGCTTTAGCAGCGGGCAGTTATAAAAATGGGCGTAAAAAACCCGCTAAAAAAACGGGTTTTTAAGGAGTTTCATCGGCATCTGAGACTTCCGGCGGTTCTATCCCATTCATGGCTGCAGCAACTGCTTCGGATAAATTTGTTGGTTGAAACTGAACCGGTGTCTCACTCACTGTTTCTTCAAATTCGGGTTCGGGCTCTTCATATAAACGAATATCAATCCAGCGCCCCTCTGGAATTTCAAGTGGCTGGCCAAGGTCGGCGACAATTGCGGCAAGTTCAATATCAAACTTTCGTTTGTAAGTCTTAATTGAAATATCACCGTTCTCTAGAGTTTCATAAACAACCGCAACAACAGTGTTGCCATTAGCATCTTTAGGTACTTCGATGTACCAACCTTCTTGAGCAAAACCAAGTGAACCTTTAATTAAGTAGTCACCTGTACCTAATTTTTCAAAACTGATTGGTTGCATTTCAGCATCATGGTTAAGTTCAATATGATCACTAAATAACTTAACAATAGGAGAAGCTGCCTTAATAAATCCATTACCATCTACTGAAGTGTTCTTTTCAGTTCTTACTTTATAAAGTGCCCAGTTTCCAGAATTCAAAGAACTATGCTTAAAACGGAAATACCCTTCGTGAGTAGAAGCAGCAAATAACAACTGAGCTAGTGATGTTGAACCACGTGTAAATGAAATTCCTGATGCATATGCAGGTAAAGTTGCTGAAGCTGTCGCATTGGTCCAGACTAACTGATTGACTGTTGGAAAGGATGTTTCGCTTTCTGTTAAAAGAAATGACCCTGAGCCAGCAACCTGCACATCTCCCAGACCAAATGCCCCAACTTCCATGATATTGCCGGCACTTGTCCCAACAGTTCGAGATGCTGGATTACTTGTTGGAATATTTTGAATTTGAGAGAAATTTGGCGTTAAGTTTGGAATACCTGAAGCAAAAGGTAGCATAAACTGACGCTTACCTTGAGCTGAGTTATATGGGAAAGGCCGATGATCCCAAGAATATTTAAAGACTAGATTTGCCATTATGCAGTCACCCCGTCAATTACCTGAAAAGTCAGAGTTTCAGTGTGCTGTGTATTGCCACCAATGACTGCTTTAATGTCCATTTGACATAGCCCTAAAGGCCAAGTTGCAGTGCTTGTACTAGATTTAATGTTCAGCCAACCCTTCTGTGTACTCTGACTTAATGCTGTACAAGTTAATGTACCCACAGCAGTGCCTTCCAAAGTTTTGACTTGAGATGTAAAGGTGTAACCCGTCAGATCAATTGCACGACGTACATCATCTGGTGGATATTGTAAGGTTTCATCCATGTCCACTAGCTGTAGATTTAAGTTGAATGTGTCACCACGCTTAAAACAAAAATTGCTCATAAGTGATTCCTATAGGTATAAAAAAACCACCTTTGAGGTGGTAGTGAATATGATGTAAAAAAACCGCCTATTAGCGGTCATTTAATTAAAGAGAATTAGGGTTTGTAATCTAGCTCAACACTTACTCCAGTAACGATATTATGTTTGGGGCCATCTATGCACTGAACGTTTGCTAAACGGATATTCACATCAGAAACACAAAGCTTATTTTCACTTTGCCATTTGCTCAACTCTACAGACATAACATCCTCAAGATGTCGTTCCAGTTCTTGCCGTTTAATTTCGATTTCTTCTAAAGTCAGCATACATGACATATCAATTCACCTTGTACCCAATGCTCACATTATACTGAATGAAGTCAGCATCTTGCCCGACAAAAATTGATTGTCCTTCTAAACATTCTAGATGATCGATTGAGTAATATTCAAAATGGGCAAGCCAAGCATCACACAGTTTTGTGATTTCGATTATTCCTGTATTGGGACGTGCAAAGCATTGAATCATGATATTACCCGTACGCCGGATACATGGTTTATCTGCAATGCCTGAGGTAAAACTCGGGCCACCTGCAATCGTTAAACGGCACCATACACCTTTTGTTGGAACAATAAAGTCTGGTGCATTTGGATACTGAATCCGTTCTTGAGCAATACCCGTAAAGCTTTGCATGCGATCTATAATAGCTTGCCTTGTCTGCTCTAAATTCATTGTCATTTTAACCACCGTACTTTTGAGAAATAAAATTAAAAGTGAGGTCATAAATACCTTGTGGCGCTTGATCAGACCAACCGTTTTCTAAGCGCTCAGCATAAGGCTTGTTGTTCTGTATATAGACCAAATTGCCCAATTTAATCTTTACGGCTTGAATAGCTGCGTCCTGAATGGGATTTGTTTCTGGCTCACGTACACCAAAATCAGTAGATCCAACCGAAACAATATGTGAAGCACGGTATGCTCCAGTATCAACAGGACTTAAATTAACTAAGGATTGCACGGTATCCATGACAATATTCTTTACATGGTCTTCTGCTGCTTTAGACACATCAAGACTAAAACTAGTCGGCTTTTTCCCCTTCCATCCCATGCTTTACCTCACTTTCTTCGTACATTTCGAATAGGTCTTGAGCAATTGCTTGAATTGAGTAAGCTTCAAATTCTGAGCTAGGCTCCTTTTCACCCATTAGTTTTCTAATTTTTTGCCAGATATGAACAGATTCATGCAAAAGCAGTCCATAGACTTCTACGGGATTTCTTTCTGAAGTATCACCAAGCTGAACAATTGCATAAGCACCGTCAAAATAATAATCAACTTGAGCTGCTGCGCCTTCAACGGAAAGAAACTGATCTACGTGATTCATATCATCAAAAAGCAGATCCATATGGATTTGATTTCGAGCTAGCGTGTAACGTACATGCTGAAATGGTGAGATGCGCCATAACGGAACGTAATCTGTGCTAACCATCGGTTATCCTTTTTAGCTTAGCAAAGGGGTTTCAGTAACCTCTCTGCCGTCAAATGAATTATGAACAAAAATGCCATCCACATATTTAGGATGGCATTCGCAGTGGAAAAATGAATGAGGCTTTAGATCATCATCAGGAACTACTTGAACGCTGTCATAGACCTCATGTGCAGCCCACGTCATTTTTACTCCAATAAAAAACCCACCGAAGTGGGTTAAAAGTCAACCAAGTCCTAAAAAAACATTAGTTCCATGAATTGTATTTCTAGAAAAATTAGAACTACCAATATGTAACTCTTCCTTATTCCCAAAAATATTAAATCCCAACGGTTTAAGGTCCATATAAGTAATTTCTGCAGATTTTTCATCTATTAATTTTACTTCGATAACTTTAATATTTTTATTAAATATCACTTCTATTGTACGATTTTCTAAATTCGCAGATACCACTAAGGATTCTACTAATGAAACATTATTATCTATTAAAGTGATAAGTTCTTTTGAACCCGGTAAAACTGCCCCCTGTAACCATACGGTGGGGAAAGTGCCTTGACCAACTATCAGAGGTAAGCCTTCTCCAAGTGAAAAAGCAAAACCACCTCCAAGTAGTTTATTACTGCAGATTATTAGAGATTCAAGTGGTATATAAGTTTCAGGCAAATTGCTTAAGGTATACATCATAAATCTCTCTTACTAACAAAATGTTTTAAAGGTGTACTTGTAGAAAAATGCTTTTCTATCTTTTTCATAACTATTTTTTTAGGATTAGAAATGAAGTAACCAATAAGCCAAGTAATACCTGCTAAACCCACTGCTATGAATCCGCATATCCATTCATATGCCTCAACTTTAGAAGCTGACAAAAAAGAATAAGCTAAATAACGACTTAAGCATGTTAGCAACAAACCTATTCCAAAAAGAAATAGCCCTGACGTTAGCCAATCCCACGTTCTTGGAGGACTATTTAAATCTTTAAATTCAGCTTCACTTAAATTGTAATCAGGCTTAAATGTCAGACTAAAACCTGTTTTCATTAACCCATCATCAATAGACAATTTAAAGTTAATTTCTTGCCCTGTTATTTGTTCTTTTTGCACATCAAGCAC